ATTAGAGAAACCTGTGATGTCGAAGTTTACTGTCGCAACAAAGCCTACGCCCTACAAATCGTTGGTTGAAGAATTAGCTCGAGCGGAGGGGATTGATCCTGATTGGACGCTCCCAACGTCAAGAGGGAAAATGTTGCTCACGAAATTACGTAATGGATTAGAGAAAGAGAGATGGACAGATCCATACACGAATGTTTTGAGAGCTAGGCGGGATATTTCAGGCCCAAGCGAACCCTTAGAGTGGGCAATAAATGATTACATCGCTCCATTAAAGAAGTGTGACGATTTGAAGAAAGTTAGATGTTTATCGTTATTGGAGATATTGCGCGGTAACGGGAAAGGAGTCATTCCAATTAATTTAAGAACGTCAACAGGGATGCCTTTCAATACAAATAAGAGACGATACATTCGGTTTGATGAAGAGGGCGCTGCTGAAATTCATCCGTTAGTCATGGCTCAATTTAAGGAAATTTTGGAGCTGATGAAGAGTTCGCCAGATACTGTTTTATTCGTTTTTAATGCCACGCTGAAAGACGAAGCTATCTCCATTGCGAAGAAAGATAAGTGCAGAGTTCGCGTTTTCTATGTAGGCCCGGTGGTGATGTACTTGCTGCAGAAAATGATTTTCGGTAATCTGATGGCTTTTCTCCAAGAACATAGAGAGCTGGCTGAGCTTGCTGTTGGCTTAAATATAGATTCAGCTGAGCTTGACAACAACATAGCGCGAAGATTTGCTTATTGCTCTCAGACTGACGAAGGTTTTATTGCTGGTGATTTATCTTATCAAGACGTAACGTCGAGCAATCAGCTCATGAATTGTGGAACTAAATGTGTTTTTGAACTGTTAAAAGAAACTTCGGCTGAGTCTTGGGAAGTGGAACTTGGTAGACGCTTGCTAATTTCTGGTTTTATTTCGCTACATCACATCAAAGGCGACATTTTCTTATCAACGTTTGGTAATCCTTCGGGATGGTTGTTGACAGCATTGATAAATTCGTTCAACAATGGTATACTCCAGAGAGCAACTTATTATATCTCATTCACGCGTAACAATCAGGCGCTGGTTCCATTTAGAGAGAATGTTTCGAGTAGTAATATGGGAGACGATAATGAAGCTGCCGTAAAAGCAGAGGCTCGTCCTTTTTATTCGCAACCACTCCTGCAGGAAGTTTTCGCCATGTACGGACAGACTTATACGCCTCCATCAAAGGACAAACAATTTGCTAAAACGCATGAATTGTTGAAAGATATCACGTACTTGAAGAGATCGTTTAGATTTGATGAGGAGGCAATGTGTTGGAGAGCGCCACTGTTGAAAAAGAGTATTTTCAAAATGTTGTGTTGGTTCGTGACTCCGGTGGAGGGCGGGAACGCAATGGTTCAGTTAGCTACGTGGAGAAACGCTCAAGCTGCTTTGTTCCCACATGGAAGAGAAGATTATGATAGGTTGCAACCACTTCTAAGATCTTGCCTTTACCCAACGTTCGGCGATGAACTCTCTGATTACTCCTATGATTATTTTGCCGAGAAGGACAAGAAAGGAGAGAGCTTATGGAAATTTGAGCAACAGCCATCAATTTTAGCTGGTGAAATGGTAGCAGAATCGGGAGCAATGGAGACGATCGCTCCGTCTATGAATGATTCAGAAGTGGTTCCAGTTGTAGCGGCGCCAACTCCTAACGCTAATAATATGCGCAACGAGGATCAATTGGGAGATTTCCTCAACAGAGATGTGCGCGTTACCTCAATAGCTTTGGCCTCAACAAACACCCTCGGAACTGTCTATTTGACGTACGACATCATTAGAGCATGGTTTTTGTCTCCTGGAATCATTGATAAAGTGAAACATTATTCAACATGGGTTGGCTCTTTTACTATGACTGTCAGAATCGAATCGACCCCGACGTGCTTCGGCTATTATGTAGTTTCTGCTCAACCGAATCCTCTGCCTGGTAGCAATGCGCCTTATGCGGCTGATGGCAATTTGTACTCGGCTAGCCAGGGTCCATGTTTGCGTCTGAATCCAGCCATGGCCAATGATGGCGAGCTACAATTACCTTTTATTTCTCGCAATGAAGAAAATTTAGTCGATCTAGATAACGATCCAGATAGATGCTTGTGGTGGATCAAGGTTTACTGTGGAACGCCCGTGACGGAAGTGATGTCAGCTGGAGGAGCAGCTACTCTGACGTTTTATTTAAGAGCAAACAAGGATTTTAAGTTGGGAGGGCTATATTCTGAAGGAGGTTTTCCACAAAAGAAGGTTTCGAGTTATACGAGTACTGGGGCAAAAGTTCTTGCGGCGGTAGCCGGGGTTGTGCCATCAGTTTCGGCGTTAGCTGTTCCAGTTTCCTACGGACTAGCGGCTGTTTCGGCAGTAGCGTCATCACTTGGATATACCAGAAATAGAGATCCCCAACCTGAGAATTTTATTATCAAAGCGCGAAATGCTTTCATGGGCCCGACTGATGGAGTTGACAGATCAATAGCCTGTGCGCTTACCCATGGAGCTATCACTTCAATTGATC